ATGCAGACAAAAAACCAAGACTGGCATGCAGAGGATATTAAAGCTGCTGTCCGTAAGCGCGGGACGACATTCAGCCGGCTTTCCCGTGAAGCCGGTCTGAAGTCAGACAGCCTGCGCAATGTGCTTCGTTTCCACTGCAAAAAGTACGAGGCCATTGTGGCTGGTGTGATTGGCGTCGAACCTGGTGAAATCTGGCCCAGCCGTTACTCAAAAGGAGCTGAATCACAGGGAGGATTGCATGATTGATTTATGGGTCACGGTCCAGGACTGTTGTGGTGTCGCCGGATTACCAGCCGGTGCGCCAAACGTTCGCCGGAAACTGGAAAGTTTTGTTGCAGGCAATGAAACGCTGACCCGCAAACGTGCGGGTAGCAAGGCGGTTGAGTTTAATGTGTGTGCTTTCCCTGCACATATCCGGGCTGAAGTGTTGCTCCGCCATAATCAGATTGAAACCTCTGCCGGCGTTATTCAGTTGCCTGAAAAACAGGTTGATCCTGCCCGCCAGAAGCTCTGGAGAAACTGGGAACGTGCCGGCGCAGCCCAGCGTGAACAGGCGCAGGAGCGGGTAAAAGCCGTTATTCTGATGACCGAACTGGTTAACAGCGGCCTTGGCGTTCGTCAGTCAGCAACGCTGGCGGGTAAACAGCTCAGTGTCTCTGAAAATACCCTGCGTACCTGGTATCGCCGGACCCGCAACCACCCGCGCAATGACTGGGGACCGGCTCTGCTGGATACCCGTATCACGTCCGGTTCAGCCTGTGTGCGTAAAGCGGATTTCGACGAGGAAGCATGGGAGTGGATCAAGACGGATTACCTGCGACTGGAGCAGCCCGCGCTGACCGCCTGTTACCAGCGGCTGGAAAAGAAAGCACAGGAAACCGGCTGGGTGATCCCGTCATACGATACCGTCAGTCGCCGCATTAAAGAAATCCCGGTGGAAGCCCGCGTGCTGCTGCGCGAAGGGGAATATGCGCTTTCCCAGCTTTACCCGTCGCAACGACGGACTGTCGCCAATATGAGCGCCGGTGAATGGCTGAACGGTGACGGCTACAAGCACAATGTGTGGGTTATCTGGCACAACGGCGAGGAATGCCGCCCTAAAACATGGTTCTGGCAGGATGTGTACAGCCGTAAGATTGTAGGCTACTACACCGACATCAGCGAAAACACGGATGCCATTCGCTATTCCCTGCTGGACGTGATCGACAAGTACGGTCGTCCACAGCATATCACCATCGATAACACCCGCGCAGCGGCGAACAAGTCCCTGACGGCCGGCGTTCCTAACCGCTATCGCTTCAAAGTGCGCGATGACGATCCCATCGGGATTATTCCTATGCTGGGGATTGACCTGCACTGGACTACCGTCGAATACGGTCACGGTAACGGTCAGGCAAAACCCGTTGAACGCGCATTTAACGCCGGTGGTGTCGGTGAATATGTCGATAAACACCCCGCCTGTGCCGGAGCCTGGACGGGTCCGAACCCGACGGCCAAGCCGGATTACCAGTACAAAAAAAATGTGCGCGGCAATAAAACCCGCCCCATTCCGGTAGAAACCTTCCTGCAGGCGCTGGATGACGGTATCGCAATGTGGAATGCCATTGTCGGTCGTGAAACCGAAATATGCGGCGGGAAGCTGTCATTTGATCAGGCTTTTGCAGCCAGCTACGGGCAGCGCATCCATCAGTTCTTGCCACAGGAACAGCTGCGCATGCTGATGCTGTGCTCAGAGGCGACCACAGTCCGCCGTGACGGCACGTTTACCCTTAAATCTGGCGGTCAGATCCAGAACCAGGAAAACGTCTATAAGGCAGAGGCCCTGCTGGGTGCGCCGGTCAAAAAAGTCGTGGTGCGCTTTGATCCACGCAACCTGCACGGTGATGTTTTTTGCTATGACCTGGACGGGAACTATATCTGTCAGGCGACCTGCGATGTTGCTGCAGCCTTTGGCGATACTCAGGCAGCCCGCGAACATAAGCGACTCAAAACACAGAAAATCAAGGCCGCGAAGAAAGTGGCAAAAGCACAGACGCAGATGGATATCCTGGAGCTTTCAGAGCTTATGGCAAAACCCGACGCGCCGGCGACCGTTTCCCGACCTGTTGTGGCCTTTCCGGTGTCAGGAAATACCGTCAGAAAACCGCAGCCGGTAACAGAGGAACAACAGGATAACAGTGCATTTAATGATTATATGGAGAGCGTATATCAGCAGCAGTTAATGAAATAAAAAAGACGGTCTTGCCGGACCGTCAGTTAAATAAAAACAACCTGTTTCAAAAAAGGATAAATGATATGACAACTGAAATCCACACGAATATTGATACTGTTCGCGAGCATATTCTTGTACTGAAAAATGATGGTGCTGTAATGGCGGATATTGCCCGCGAATCCGGCGTCAGCGCTTCCCGTCTGTCCCAGTTCCTGAGTGGAACCTATCGTGGTAACAGCCAGATTGTCGCGGATGCGCTGGCAGCGTGGCTCGACAACTGCAACACCGAACGTAATTCACTGCCGGTGATGCCGGAATTTGTGGAAACACCGACCGTTAAAAATATCTGGGGCGCGTTCCAGTATGCCCAGCTGACTCAGAGTATTGCAGTCGTCTATGGCAATCCGGGCCTGAGCAAAACCACCGCACGGGACCGCTTTGTTGCATCCCGTCCTAACGTCTGGACATTCACGGTATCCCGTTCCAGCGTTAAGGTTGCTGGTTGCCTTTATGCCATCGCGCAGGCTATTGGCGTGAAAGAGCCACAGGTCTATCGTCCTGACTTTCTTTACCGTCAGGTGCGCGACGAGCTTAAGGGCAAAAAAGGGCTGATTATTGTCGATGAAGCCGACCGGCTGGGCTATGAGACGCTGGAAGAGTTGCGCATCCTCCAGGAAGAGTCTCAGGTCGGTCTGGTACTGATTGGTAACCATCGTGTATACAAGCGCCTGACAGGCAACCAGAGCCGTGACGTTGATTTTGCACGTCTTTTCTCCCGCATAGCGAAACGGGTTGTCATTGAAACTGCCACTCAGGCGGATATTGACGCCATCGCTGACGCCTGCGGGCTGGATAAGGATGCCCGGCAGGTTATCAACTGGATAGCCCGCCAGCCTGGCGCACTGCGCATGGTGTTCTATTCCCTGCAGCTTGCTTCCACGAAGGCGCTGGCAATGAGTGAGGCGTTAACAACCTCGCATATTATCGCCGCCATCAAAGACCTCGGATGTGAATATAAGGGGTAATTATCATGAATAAAGAGAACATAGGCCGGGAGAAAAAGTAATGTTTCCTGAACTGATTTCGACACACATGCAACAGATTATGGCGACTGAAGCCATGCTGAATCAAAAGGGATGCCATGTTCAGTCGTTTAGCCTGACAAGAGCACGACCAGTGCTGAAGGTGTTATGTCCCCCAGTCGAACTGCTCAACAGTGCTGTGCGTATTGTCGAGCGTAATAACAGCGGCTCCCGTTCATTATGGGTAGCCAGTTTCAATGGCTGCCGGATTATCTGGCGCTGAGGAGTCAAAATGGCAAAAATTATTTTTACAGTGACCACCAAGGAAGTGTTCTCCGAAGGTTCTCAGGTCAAAGAGGTTGTAGACGTTAATGTGCAGATGGAAGGTGTGAACTATGAATCCCCAAATGCTGCCGATCACATAGCCAGTATTATTAACAGAATGTCGGAACGGATTATTAAGGCTGCAAATATTCATTATATGAATGAATGGAAAGCACGTTCCGGGAATACAGAATCAAACACCACTCATTAAGGCAAAACAGATGAATAATTCAAATACCGTACCCGCGGGCTACCGCACTAATGCCCAGGGACATTTAATCCCTGAATCTCAGGTCAAGCCTGTGGATAAGCTGCGTGATGAAGTTGTCATGCTGATCGTCGCGGCTGCACATCAGCAGCGTCAGGCGCTGGCCGCGTTCAAACTGGAGTCAATGCAGAGAATCGCCGACTTTACCGACCTTTCAGCCTCGGAGTATGGCGTGGAATACGGCGGTACGAAGGGCAATGTGACCCTGGTGAGCTTCGATGGCCGTTACAAACTCATTCGCGCTGTCGGTGAACATCGTGTGTTTGATGAACGCATTCAGGCAGCTAAAAAGCTGATTGATGACTGTATCAGTGAGTGGTCTGTCGGCGCTAATGAGAAGATTATGGCAATGATTGATCATGCTTTTCGGGTCAACAAACAGGGCAAAATTGATATCAACCAGGTACTGGGTCTGCGCCAGCTGAATATTGACGATGCCAAATGGAATGAAGCAATGGATGCCATTGCTGATGCAATTCAGGTGACGGGCACCAGTCAGTATTTGCGTATTTATGAGCGTCAGACGGATGGTAACTATCAGCAAATCTCGCTGGATTTAGCCAGACTCTGATTATTAGTTAATTAACTCTGATTTTTATTTCGGCGCTTGCGTCAGGGCTTCGCTCGCGCCGTATCCACAAAAAGGAATATTAAATGAGCGAACAACAATTAATTTCGATGATTATCGACCTGAAATCCTGGCATCAAAACCGCGTTGATAAATGCCAGATGATCATTGATGAAAAAGATGCCGATATTCGCCTGGATATGGGAGAAAGCGGCGTTATGGAGTTTGAGGCTGACACCAAAGAAGCACGTTTCATCAGAATTGGTGTCCAGCTGGCACTCCTCCAGTTCCAGCCTTTCCCCATCACCATGAAACCGGAGGATGACGATATGGAGGATGAAGACGATGAATAAGCCTCTTGTTTTCGACGCAGCGCTGGCGCTATGGGGCTATGACCGTCAGGTCCTGGCTACCGCTGAAGAATGTAACGAACTGGCCGCTGTCTGCACCCGTTTTGTTACCCACAAGGCCAACGGGAATCGTATCGCGGAAGAAGCTGCCGACGTGGAGATCATGATTGAACAGCTCCGCCACAACGGGATGAACGACATGATTGATCATCATAAAACCCGAAAGCTGGCGCGTCTCTCGCAGCGTGTTGGCGTGGAATGCCCGGCAGTATCACCTTCCAGTCCGTCAGTCTCTTCCCTGCTGGAGGAAGCGCTGGAACAGCTGGAGCTGGCACAGGCGCTTTACTTGGACAAAGTGACCAGCAAGCGTCTGGCCGCAGCCAGAACGCGTAGTTGTATCGCCGCGCTGATGCAGGCGGCACAGGGCATGGTTCGCGAGCAACAGCAGGCAGAAAGCCGTCAGGGAGAAAGAGCATGATAGACAGCATCAAATCCGTACTTACGGAAAAAGGCGAAATGACCTGCCTGCAACTGGTTAGCGTTACGGGTAAAAGTGCCCAGGAACTGATTTCCGTCCTTCGTCAAGCCGTGGACGGTGGAGAACTGTCGGAGCGCAACGGTTTTTATGCGCTTACCTCGTCGGACGGTACGGTATCCCGTCGCTGCTCTTATAAATGGGTTGAGGGAGCTGTGTTGCCTGAATGGGTTGTGAATCTGGCAACCGGTATTCGTTCATGTGAGACCGTTTTTGTGATCGCTGAAACTGATTCATGGCTGCAACAGCAGGGTTTTCCCCAGTTTGTCACTGCGCTGATTGATGTCCGGTTAATGCACATTCAGTGCTGGTCCACTGGCAGGATTATTGATGCTCACGTTCTTCGGTATCTGCCACTCGATACGGGGGCAATCCTGTGAACATATTACTGGGCATCATTATTTACCTTATTTTCGTGTTTTTAACGTACCTGCTGGTTTCCACTCTTGATGGCAAATACAGCCACGAGAAGCCGGAAGATTCTGTCAACGCCTGGGTATTCGGTATTGCATGGCCTTTTACACTGCTGCTTGGACTTGGGCTGCTCATGATGTGGGCTGCAATTGACTGGTGGGATCATCTTTACCACAAGGTTAAAAAAGGATATTTCGGGGGCCGAAAATGAGCGAAGAAATGCAGCGTTATGACGATGAAATCAAATGGCGGAATGACGCAATTAACTGCCTCATCCGGGCTATTAATGGTCTTGAGCTGAATGCGGAAGAAGAATTTCTCCCTGAAATGATTCAGGATGCGATCCAGACAGTCCGCAGTCAGCGGCATACGGTTCTGATCCTGTCTGCCCGTCAGATTCTCGAAGCAGCAGAGTTTGCCGGGCTGGATGTTTGTGTTGACCCTGTAAACGATGAGCTTGACGAAGAATACTGTATCCGAACCGGCATGATTGCAGCCAGCCCAAACGAAGGGCTGGAGCCGTATGAGGGGCCGCTTATTGAATCCCTTCTGTATCCAGAAGAAGGCGCTGTGCCGCTGTCAGGGGAGCAACCGTTTAAAGAGTATGAGCCGGTTATTGATGAAGGTTTCCTGCGTCAGGCTGCGCAGTGTAACGGCTGGCCTGGTGAACTTGCGTCCCGCCTTCTGGTAGCGGCTGAAATTGGTCAGTGGATTGTTGGCGAAGACACCGGCTTAAGCAGCCTGACAATGGCATCTATATGGCTTGGTGCTAAATCCGGGCAGTTCAGTTTCCCGCGCGATCCTTCGGACTTCGGTCGCTGCTGGCGACTGGTTGAACAAATACCGGCTATTCGCGACGCTTTTCCCCGTATTGGTGCTATCTACCCTCCGATAGCCCCCTATCTTGAGCACTGGGAAGAGCTTTCCTTCCTTTATAAGACAGCGCTTGATCGCGGCACTGGTAAAGCGCCAGAGCTTTATCAGCGGATGATTACCTTACGGGGAGATAAATAATGCCGATTTCAAAAGAACAATGGGACGGTATCCTGAATACCCTCAGCGGTTTGTATGGCGAGGTCGAATTCAGACTGCCATCCGGGGAAGATATTACCGTTAATAAAAGGTTTATTGCCGAGAATAAAATGGCCTTAATTGTCTGGGTTAACGGGGAGCGCAGTGCGGCATGGGGTTTACCTACGCATGAACAGTTTCGGCCATTGGTAAAGCATGTCTGGCGTCGGCAGACTCGCAGACCTGGAGCCTCGGTTATCCGTAAAATATCAAAGATGAAAGGTGGTAAGCGATGGTTAAAGCAGAAAGAAAATGCCCACCTGTTTGATGTGGTCGAGTATTGGGTGTGTTATTTCAACTCCGCAGCCTCCCTGGTTCGCCAGTACCGCAAAATTGAGGGGCTGGAGCTTTTAACTCCCCTCAGCGAGGTAATGAAAGATGCGGGCTAACACTATTAAACTGATCCATGTAGCCCGGCGTTCGCTCGGCCTTGATGATGAGACATACCGTTCCATGCTGGCTTCGGTTGTGCCGGGCAAACACAGTTGCCGGGATATGAACGATACACAGCTGAAAAAGGTGCTTGAAACGATGAAAAAACGGGGTTTTAACCCTGTATCAAAAGCAAAGCCGAAGGTTTCGGGAGGTATTGCCGGTAAAATCCGGGCGATCTGGTCTGTGATGTATCGTCAGGGTTTTGTAACCCGAAACGATGACGCGGCGCTGGATGCATATGTCAGGCGTATCACCCGGCTCAGGAACGGCGGCGAAGGCGTGGCAAAACTGGTGTGGCTTCGTGAAGAACATGCGCTGGTTGTGCTGGAAACCCTCAAAAAGTGGCATATGCGATGCATGCTCGAACAAATACCCGACAATGGTATCAAGCCTACATATGACCGCACATGTGAGCGTTATCTGTCTATGTTATTAAATAAAAAGGGGTAAACATGGAATCGCAATCAAAATCCTCCATTGAGATATCGACCAGCGAAGTGCTGGCGGCTGAACTAATCGCCAGCGGCTGGCCGAAAGATGTTATTTTTACGTCATTGAAGGGAATTACCGACCACGATTTTCGTGAAAATGTTATTACTGAGATTAGCCAGCGTTTAAGGGTGGAATTGTTATCCAGACTTAACCTGTATCATGTCTCCAACAGCCTTGAGAATATCCGTGTACGGGCGCTTTCTGTCGGGGCCTACGATGCTGCGGCCCTAGCTGCATCCCGACTGGCGGATTTGCTTCCGTTAGTTACCAAGCCCTAATTTTTCTTTCAGTATTTTTTCGGTCAGAGCAGCACCCACCTTTTGAAGGAGGCTGAATGGGGCCTCCTTCGCTTCTTCCTTTAACCTTTCAAAAACGGGTTTCTGATTAAGCATATTGATGAAATCATGCCCAGTCTGCGTCAGTCTGATAGGTGTCGAAGTATATCCAAAGTTACGTGGCGTCATATGCAAACCAACTGCCTTTGCGTCACAAGTAGTCAAGTTCATGTTGCTGATGAGACCATTTTCAACAATCAACAAAAAATGACCTATAGATTTGTCCAGTTTCTCCTGGTCTTCTTCGTCAACAAAGCCCAGGTCCTTAATGGTGATGAATGGGCCAGGTGCTTCCAAAAAAGTGTTTAACATCCTTTTAATTTCATCAAGTTCAACTTGCATATGTTTTCTTCCGCTCCTTACACCATGTTAATATTCAAGGGATTTTACGACGTTTATAACCATAACCATTCCATTTTTGTCAGAATAATCGATCTGTATCAATAAGTTAAATGCAGGTGGTGAGTGGTGAATTTTGTTGGTACAGATTTGAGGGGAAACTAAAAATGAAAGCTAAAATACTGGCAACCATGATTGCCTGTTGTGCAAGTTTAAGCGCATGGGCACAGACAGGCTCGGGTGAGCAAAACACAGTCAAAAAAGATCCTGCTTCAGGATTCTGGACCTGCAATGGTATACGGTTACATATGGGTGTTGATTTAACTTCCTGGCAAAATCTGGATGATGGTGATACTTACGTGCAAACAGAGCCACCATCACTAGAAAATGATAAGGAGATCGCTGTACATGGTACTTCGTATACCTTTGCCTCAATGCGTAACCCTGCTGTCATCAAATTCTTTGTCGTGGATAAATCAGGGAAAAAACTCTACATGCATGACGATATAAAGTTTTTCAAGTTACACCCTTGCAAACGCGACCAATAAAGTGAACACCCGTCCCGCCACTGCGCGGGATTTTTTGTATACTGGCAGTGTACTTACCTTGAGGAGGGTTTATGTCACAACAGTCGGAACTCTTTGAGCACGATCCGGCCGTCCATCAACTGCTTGACCATATCGACAATATTCCGGTCAGTGAACTTGAACACCACTGGCCGCAGATGCTGGTTGCGCTGGTTGATGTGATGGAGGCAGAATTAAAGCGCCTTAACGTGGGCGCGGATAACCGGATGCTGGCCCGCAAACTGGCGCTGGCGATGTCTCACTATATGGGCGGGCGGCAGTATTATCTCCCTTCCGGTGATAAGCTGGTTAACGCATTGCGTGATGATCTTATTTATTCCCGCTTTAACGGCCGCAATCTGGAAACCCTGCGTCGGGAACATCGTCTGTCACAGACGCAGATTTACGATATTATTGCCCGGCAGCGTAAACTTCATACCCGCCGCCATCAGCCCGATCTCTTTTCGCATTAATCTCCTGTAACGACCGGCTGCGCTCGAGAGCGCGGGTTGTACTCAGATACCGGAATCCCCGATACATCCCCCTTTTTTTTATTCTCGGCAGGTGATCCACATTCGGATAAGCCCATGCCAAAAATCCCCAAAAGCCTGAAAGCGTCTTTACTGGCCATCGCCATTGCCGGCGGCGGTTATCAGGAGATGACGCGGGAAACTCTGGTCCATGTCGAAGGAATTGAATATTACCCCTACCGCGACGTGGCAGGGGTGCTGACCGTCTGCGTGGGTCATACCGGTGCGGATATTCAGATGCGAACCTACTCCCATGATGAGTGTATGGCACTGCTCGACAGCGATTTAAAGCCCGTTCACTCCGCCATTAAACGCCTTGTGAAAGTGCCTTTAACGGATTATCAGCGTACCGCGCTGGCAACGTTCGTGTTCAACACAGGCATCGGTGCGTTTACCTCATCAACTCTGCTTAAAAAGCTTAATGCCGGTGATTTTCAGGGTGCCCGCGATCAGATGCAGCGCTGGGTATTTGCCAGCGGCAAAAAATGGAAAGGTCTGATGACCCGCCGTGAAGTGGAAATGGCCATCTGGTCTGTCGGGGGCATTCATGACCTTAAGTAACGTGGTGCTGGTTGTGTATGGTGCTGTCAGCATTCTGGCACTCGCCGGGTTTGCGGTGGCTCTCGATAAAGAGAAGGACGCCAGTAACCTGCTTCGCCAGGAGCTGCAGACCCAGACACAGGCCCGGAATACAGCGGAATGGCTGCTGCACAGCCAGGAGCAGACCATACAGATATTCAGTGCAATTCGGGTAGCAAATGCTGCATCCCGACGTGAAAGCGAGACCCTTCACAATGAAGCTATGCAACAGATTACTGCAGCCCTCAGTTCGGATGACTGCGCTAAACAGCTTGTTCCTGACGCTGCTGTTGAGTGGCTGCAGCGGCTCGAAAACCGCGCCCGTGCCGGTGGTGGTAATACCGCCGGCCATTGATGCCGAACTGCTGACCGGGACGCCTGTTCCGCAACGGCCGTCGCCGTTCTCCTATGGCGCGTCCGTTAAATGGAATGCCGCCCTGCTGCTGGCGCTGGGCCAGTGCAACCGGGACAAAGACGATGCCCGTCAGCAGGACTTAAAAAGGACAGAAGTCTATGGACGCCGACCAGATTCTGGAGGCTGAAGAATTACTGCGGGATATCTGGCAGCAACAGGGTTATGTCTGGCCCGGCCCTCAGATAGCCCCTGTTGCGCCAGAGCGGATATGCGCATTATGCCGGCGCAGTTGCGGCATAGCTGAACTGACTGACCTGATAGCCCCGTCATGTCCGTTCTGTCATTCAGGGAGTTAATGTGGACCTGTTTACTATTCTGGGATTCTGGCCGTACCTGATGCCCGTCGCGTTCGGCGGTATCGTCTGGGCCATGCGCAGGACCTTTGCGAGTACCGAACGGGTTGAAAAGCTTGAGAACCGTCTGACTGAGATGGAAACCCGGTACGCCAATATGCCTGGCATCGAGGACATACAGGAGACGCGCCTGCGGATGACGGAAATGGCCGGGGACATGAAGGTGATCGGTCAGCAGGTTCGCTCGCTTACTCACCAGATTGAATTGCTGTTAGAAAACGCTGTAAACCGGAGCAACTGATGATTAACGATATTCTGACTGAAGACCGCCGTCTTGTGATCCTGCGCTCTCTGATGGACTGCAACAACGAGGCCAATGAGTCCATTCTGAATGACTGCCTTGATGCGTATGGTCATAACGTGTCCCGCGATCTGGTGCGCACCCAGATTGACTGGTTGCAGGAACAGGGACTGGTGACCGTGGAAGACCTGCGTGGCTTTTATATTGTGACCATCACCGGCCGTGGTCAGGACGTTGCTGAAGGCCGCGCCCGCGTATCGGGTGTGAAAAAGCCCCGCGCACGCTGAGGAGCCATGATGGAAAAGAAACCCACCCGAGGCCGCGCCAGCAAGGTTGATCTGCTGCCTGAAAATGTCCGCAAAACACTGCATGAAATGCTGCGCGATAAGGCTATTCCGCAGGCGCAGATCCTTGATGAAATCAATGCGCTTATCGACGATGCGGGTCTGCCGGAGGATATGCGCCTGTCCCGTTCCGGCCTGAACCGCTACGCCTCCAGTGTTGAACAGGTGGGCCATAACCTGCGCCAGATGCGGGAAATGACCCAGGCGCTGACGACTCAGCTCGGCGATAAGCCGATGGGTGAGACCACCAAACTGATTCTGGAGATGGGGCGCAGCCAGTTGTTTAAAGCACTGATGCGCCAGATTGAAGATCCAGAAGCTGAAGTCGATATCGACATGCTCAAAAATGCCATGCTGGCAGCGCAGCGTCTGGAATCAACAGCCATGTCCAGTCACAAACGCGAGAAAGAGATCCGCCAGGCCTTTGCAGAAGAAGCAGCCAACGCTGTCAGCGATGAGCTACGGGGCAGGGATGGTATGAGCGAAGAGCTGGAGCAGCGTATTCGTAACGTTCTGCTGGGGAAAGCATAATATGGCTAAGCCTGAAAAAAGACTCACCCCACTCAACCAGCCTCGCCAGATTGACCTGCAGGAAGAGGCCTGCAAGCTTGGTGTCGATATTGTCACCGATGCTGACAGCATTAACCCGGCCAGCGAAGCGGCTTTCCTTCCCTATCAGGCCAGGTGGTTCAGCGATGACAGCCAGATTTGCATTGCTGAAAAATCCCGCCGTACCGGTCTGACCTGGGCAGAGGCCGGCCGCAACGTCATGACGGCCGCAAAACCCCGTAAGCGCGGTGGCCGCAATGTCTTTTATGTCGGTTCCCGTCAGGAGATGGCGCTGGAGTACATCGCCGCCTGTGCGCTGTTTGCCCGCGCCTTCAACCAGCTGGCGAAAGCCGACGTTTATGAGCAGACCTTCTGGGACAGCGATAAGAACGAAGAAATTCTGTCGTACATGATTCGCTTCCCGAACAGCAATTTTAAAATTCAGGCGCTGTCCTCGCGGCCGTCCAACCTGCGTGGGTTGCAGGGTGATGTCGTTATTGATGAAGCCGGTTTCCATGAGTCGCTCGATGAGCTGCTGAAAGCGGCGTTCGCGCTGACTATGTGGGGCGCTCGTGTGCGCATTATTTCCACGCATAACGGCGTTGATAACCTGTTTAACCAGTACATTCAGGATGCGCGAGAGGGCCGGAAAGATTATTCCGTTCATCGTATTACCCTGGATGACGCCATCAGCGATGGCCTGTATCGACGTATTTGCTATGTCACTGGTCAGGAGTGGTCCGCCGAAAAAGAGAAAAAATGGCGCGATGACCTGTACCGTAATGCCCCGAACAAAGAGAGCGCCGACGAGGAATATGGCTGCGTGCCGAAAAAATCCGGTGGTGCCTACCTTTCCCGCGTACTGATTGAAGCGGCGATGACACCGGAGCGTGATATTCCGATCCTGCGCTTTGAAGCTCCTGACGATTTTGAGTCCTGGTCGCCGGAACTGCGGGAAGCAGAAGTATCCGCGTGGTGTGAAAAAGAGCTGGCCCCGTTACTGGCTGCGCTCAACCTTCAGCATAAGCACGCATTCGGTGAAGACTTTGCCCGTAATGGCGACCTGACCGTTTTTGTTCCGCTGGAAATCACCGCTGACCTGTATAAGCGTGAGTGCTTTCGCGTCGAGCTGAAGAACGTCACCTATGACCAGCAGCGCCAGATCATGTTGTACATCCTCGCCCGTTTACCTCGCTTTATCGGCGCGGCCTTTGATGCCACCGGTAATGGCGGGTATCTCGCTGAGGCTGCGCGTCTGGTGTATGGCCCGGAGATGATTGACAGCGTGCACCTCTCTGCCGCCTGGTATCAGGAATGGATGCCAAAGCTTAAAGGTGAATTTGAGGCGCAGAACCTGATTATCGCCCGTCACCAGACAACGCTGGATGACCTGCTCAATATCAAGGTCGTCAACGGCGTTCCCCAGATTGATAAGGGCAGAACCAAAGACGCCAATGCCAGTGGCACTGGTGGTAAACGCCACGGTGACTTTGCGGTAGCGCTGGCGATGGCGGTACGCGCCTCTTATATGAATGGTTTTGTCATCGACGAGGACAGCGTGCAGGCACTGCCCGGTAAGCGCCGGGAAGATGCGCATGATGATGAAACCCATGATGACTATCACGAATTTGAAAGAGGATGCTGGTAATGGGCCGTATTCTGGATTTAACGGGCAATCCCTTCGATTTTGATCCTGATTTGCAGACGGCGCAGGAATCACTGGTGATGATGGCCAGGCGTACCCAGGAGCACCCGTCCAGTGGTATCACGCCAAACCGTGCCGCCATTGTCCTGCGTGACGCCGAACGAGGAGACCTGACGGCTCAGGCAGACCTCGCCTTTGATATGGAAGAAAAGGACACGCATCTGTTTTCCGAACTGTCAAAGCGCCGGCTGGCTATTCAGTCTTTGCCCTGGAGCATTCAGCCACCGAAAGACGCCACTCCGCAGGAAAAGAAAGATGCGGCCATGCTCGATGAGATGTTGCAGGATGCTGCCTGGTTTGAGGACGGCATTTTTGATGCCGGTGATGCCATCCTCAAGGGCTACAGCATGCAGGAAATCGAATGGGGCTGGCTGGGTAAGCAGCGCGTACCCGTTGCGCTTCACTGGCGTGATCCAGCGTTATTCTGTACGCCCGAAAGCAATCTGAATCAGCTCAGGTTGCGCGATGGCAGCGCCGACGGTGTTGAACTTCAGCCGTTTGGCTGGTTCCGCCATCAGGCTAAATCCCGTTCAGGATATGCCGGCACGCTGGGGCTGGTGCGAACGCTGGTATGGCCGTTTATCTTCAAGAACTATTCGGTGCGTGATTTTGCTGAGTTTCTGGAGATTTACGGCCTGCCGATGCGCGTGGGCAAGTATCCAACTGGCGCAACCTCCCGCGAGAAAGCCACACTGATGCAGGCGGTCATGGATATCGGGCGTCGTGCCGGCGGCATTATTCCGATGGGGATGGCGCTGGAGTTCCAGAGTGCTGCTGACGGTCAGGCTGACCCATTCCAGGCACAAATCAGTTGGGCTGAGCGGTCTATGTCAAAAGCCATTCTGGGGGGGACGCTGACCACGGAAGCCGGTGACAAAGGTGCTCGTTCACTGGGAGAAGTGCATAACGAAGTCCGTAAAGAGATCCGTAATGCCGACCTGCGGCAGTTGCGTCGCTCAATCAACCGTGACCTGATTTATCCGTTACTGGCAGTCAACAGTCGAACCACCCTCGACCCGTGCCGTTTGCCGGGTGTCGTGTTTGATTCCGGGGAATACGAAGACCTCTCCATGTTTGCGGAGGCCATCCCGAAACTGGCGGTAGGTATGCCGGTTCCAGTGTCCTGGATTCAGGAAAAGCTGAATATTCCCCAGCCGAACGGCAATGAGCCGGTATTTTCTGTCGCATTGTCTTCTGATGGCGAACCGCCTCAGACGGGACAGGCCAGCCTCAGCGCGACAGACCTGAAACAGACCGACGACATTGATGATATGGGCGACGGCGTCAGGCCGGAAGCCCTGCAGCAGGCAATTGATCCGGTACTGAAACCGGTGATTGCTTCCATCATCAAAAACGGTCCCGAAAGGGCGATGCAGGACGCAGCTGCGCTTTACCCTGAACTGGATGACGCGGCGCTGATTGATCTCCTGACACGCGCCATTTTTGTTGCTGATCTCTGGGGACGTATCGATGGCACAGGCAGTTGATCTCGCGTATGCCGCCCGGCTACCGCCCAAAGAGGCGGTGGCCTACTTTCGCGCCAAAGGGCATAACATTACCTGGAACTGGTATGAGCAACTCACAGAAGCCCATGCCCGCGCTTTTACTGTTGCCAAAGCCGTGCGACTGGATGTACTGAACACTCTCCGCGACGAGGTTGATCGCGCTGTTCATGATGGCATCACCCGCCAGGAATTTACCCGGACACTGGCCCCGCGCCTTCAGAAGCTTGGATGGTGGGGTAAACAGATTGTGGTGGATACACAGGGCAACGCAAAAGAAATTGAGCTGGGCAGCCCGCGACGTCTGGCAACCATCTACAACGTCAATATGCGCACCGCCTACAACAGCGGCCGGTATGCGCAGATGATGAACAACGCTGAAGATTATCCATACTGGCAGTATGTGGCCGTTATGGACGGGCGTACCCGCCAGGCCCATGCAGCCCTTAACGGGATGGTGTTTCGCTATGATGACCCGTTCTGGCAGACGCACTACCCGCCTAATGGCTGGAATTGCCGCTGCCGCGTCAGGGCGTTGTCTGCTGAACGTATGAAAGCGCTGGGGCTGAAAGTCAGTTACGGGGCATCATTTGTGCATACACATGAAGTGGATGCCGGCATTGATGAGACCACCGGCGAAGTCTTCCGTACTGACTCCACCACGTTCGACAATGGCCGCGTGAAAATGACGCCGGACGTGGGCTGGTCATATAACCCCGGCTCGGCGGCGTTCGGCACGGACCAGACGCTTATCCGTAAACTTGTCGAAACGAAGGACGCGCAGCTGCGTGAGCAGGTCGTCCAGTCGCTCAACAACAGCCGGGAGCGCCAGCTGGCATTTTCTGTCTGGGCGAAGCGCGTTCTGACCACCCGGCGGGCAGGCAACGCGGTCCAGACGCTGGGGTTCATGACGGAGTCCGTTGCCGGTGCCGTTCGCCAGCGTACCGGCGATACACCGTCGCGTCTGCTGGTCATCAGTGAGAAAAACCTTTTGCACACTGACAGCAGCAAACATCAGCGTACCGGTGTGGCGCTGACGGCTGATGATTTACAGTTACTGCCCTCGCTGATGGCGGCACCGCAGGCCGTTCTCTGGGATAAGGTACACAGCAATCTTATTTATCTGGTCAGCGCCCGTGAAGGTACGGCAAAAGTGGTGGTTAATGCCTCATATGCCCTGAAGCGTCAGGCTGATTTGCTGGATGTGCTGATTAATGCGTACCGTCTGCCGGACGTCGGTTCACTGAAGGCGGCGGTTGCCGGGGGCAATATGGAAGTGCTGGAGGGACGTCTTGATTAAGGCACCGGCAGGAGTCGAACCTGCATACATGCTCCCCACTGGGGTTTACACCGGCTTTACCATTAAGCGTACAGTGCCTGTAACACCAGTATATTCGGTTATTTATCAGGGTTCAAATTATGAGCATTGATCTGGCGGTTGTGGTGGATATTCGCCGCATTCAGACGGCGTTTATGGATCTGGGCGCGATGGCGAATGACGGGGATATCCCACGGGCGGCAGCGGCGGTGCTGCTGTCGTCCACTGAGCAGGCATTTGAGCAGGAGTCTGATCCGGAAACCGGTGCTCACTGGGCGAACTGGAGCGATCCGTATCTTGCGTGGCGTGAAAAGCATAATTATATTCCCGGCTCCATTCTGACCCTTAATGGCGATCTGGCAAGAAGCATTACCACTGACTATGGCCCGGACTGGGCGCTTATCGGTTCCCCGATGATTTACGCCGCTATCCATCAGTGGGGTGGCAAGGCGCGTTATACGGTGCTGGAAGCCCGTCCATACATGGGGCTGGATAAAGTTGGCAGGAAAGAAATCTATGTCGCCATCAAAAAACGCGCTGAAATGGCGCTGAAACCGTAATACACTGACAGTCATGCGATGACCCCGTAAAAATCTTTTAAACGCGTACAGAAAGATTTAAACGTGTTTTAAACGGGGTTATGTTCCTTTCCCCGCTTCGTTTCCCCCCGCGCCCTCATTTTCAGTCAGATACCGGAATCCCCGATGTCTGTTTGCGCACGTAAAAATGGTCCGGCGTTATTCAGACATGAGCGGACCATGAAAACAAAACCCTCCTCAATCGGCATTGCCATTCTTACTGCCAGCATGGATTCAGACGGCTGGTGTCAGTTATTTCCTGCCGGTCGTTTTCGTGCCCGTGATGGCCGTCCCTTTGATGTTCGTGAAGGCTGGCTGATGGACGCGGGTATCGCTGCGCGTCTGATTGATGGCGTCCGGGCGCTGGGGCAGGACATTCTCATTGATTACGAGCATAACCAGCTGCGTAAAGATGAAGGTCTTTCCCCGGACGAGTTGAAGGCGGCCGGCTGGTTTAACGCTGACGAAATGCAGTGGCGTGATGGCCTCGGACTTTACGTTAACCCCCGCTGGACACCTGCCGCCCGTGAATACATTGCCAACGAAGAATATGGCTTCCTGTCTGCGGTTTTTCCTTACGACAGAGCCACCGGCGCACCGACGTTATTACGCATGGTCGCACTTACCAATGACCCTGGCGCAACCGGTATGGAAAAACTGGTGGCGCTCGCGGCGTCTTTTGCTGCTTCAGACACCCACCCCAATGAGGATACTTCGATGAATGAACACCTGCGCCAGTTGCTGGCGCGACTCGGTATCACCCTTGCTGAAAACGCCGACATTACCGTTGAGCAGGCCACCGCTGCGCTGACGGCATTTGATCTGCTGAAGGCCAGGGCGGACAAACATGATGAACTGAGTTCGCAGGTGACTGCGCTCAGCGCTGAACTGACCACAGCCAAAGCCAGCCCGGCCCAGATTGATCTGACTAAGTATGTGCCAGTTGAAACCTATGACGCCCTGCGCCAGCAAATGGCTGAACTGTCCGGGGAGCACTCCACCGCGTCCCTGAGTGCCGTTCTGGACGAAGCCGAACGCGACGGTCGTATCTTCAAATCTGAGCGCAGCTACCTTGAGCAGCTCGGTGGACAGATTGGTGTGGCGGCGCTGTCGGCACAACTGAAGGTCAAGCAGCCTATTGCGGCGCTGACGGCTCTGCAGACCACGACGACCAGCATCCCGGACACTCGCCGTGAAGATCTGGCTGCGCTGTCTGCCGATGAAAAAGCCGCCGCCAAAGCACTCGGCATGTCTGATGCCGAATATCAGAAACTCAAAGAGGAAGACGATAAATGATCGTAACCCCTGCTTCCATTAAAGCCCTGATGACTTCCTTCCGTAAGGATTTTCAGGGTGGTCTGGATGGTGCCCCGTCGCAGTACCAGAAAATTGCGATGACTGTACCGTCGTCTTCTAAATCCAATACCTATGGCTGGCTGGGCAATGCGCCGCAGTTGCGTGAATGGGTGGGTGCCCGCGTGGTTAAACAGATGGCAGCGCATGGCTATGTCATCGATAACAAAACCTACGAAGGCACGGTCGGGATTTCCCGCGATGACTTTGAAGATGACAACCTTGGGGTTTACAGCCCGCTGTTTGCTGAACTGGGACGTTCTGCGGCGGTGCAACCTGATGAGCTGATCTTCGCGCTGTTAAAGGACGGCTTTAACCAGGCCTGCTACGACGGTCAGAACTTCTTTGATACTGACCATCCGGTTTACGCTTCCGCTGACGGAACCGGCGCGGCAACGTCTGTTGCAAACGTATTCCAGCAGTCTGCGGAGTGGACCGGCACGCCGTGGTATCTGCTGGACTGCTCCCGTGTCATCAAACCACTGATTTTCCAGGACCGCCGCAAGGTTGAACTGGTCACCAAAACCCGCATCGATGATGACCATGTCTTCACCGACAACGAGTTCCTGTTTGGTGCAAGCTGCCGTCGTGCAGTCGGCTTCGGTTTCTGGCAGATGGCCTTTGCCATGAACGCCGACCTGACGCTTGACAATCTGTGGACGGGCTGGACGTCCATGCGTGGCTTCAAAGCTGACGGGGGCCGCCCGATGGGCATCAGACCGACGCATCTGGTTGTGCCACCTTCGCTTGAAAAAGCTGCCGTGCAACTGCTGGAGCGTGAGCTGATTGCCGGTCAGAACGGTACGGTCAGCAACGAAATGGCCGGAAAACTGGAACTGGTGGTCGCCGACTACCTGTAACCCCATTTAAAGGCGGTTAATACCGCCTTTAATCCCCGTTTAATGTGGACTCAAAGGGAGAACCCATGTCATGTCGGATGAAATTCAACAAGGGGCTGATGGTATTCAGCCGGGCGCTGAAACAGCTGGTAATGCGCTTTTCCGGGTGGTGGTCAAATGTTACCGCAATGTTTACCGTCGCGCGGGCATCCCGTTCACCCGTGGTGAAAACACCCTGGTGGACGTCACTGCATCGCAGCTTGAAATTCTGCGCCGCGACAGCGTCCTCAAAATCGTATCTGAAACGCCAGCATCGCCGTCGCCGGAATCAGGGGCCGTGGACCACGTGGACGTGGGCACTGAGCTGAATCCTGATTTGTTAAATGCTGCGCAGCTGACTGCGCGGATTCTGGCTGTCGTTAAAGGCCTGGATAAATCGAAAACAGAGCTTTTCACCACAGCCGGTACGCCAAAAGTCGCCGCCGTTTCTGCGGTTCTCGGGGAAACCATCACCGCTGAGCAGCTTAAAACCGCGCTGGCTTCTGTGACTGACGGAGACGAGTAATGAGCTATGCCACTGTTGCCGATATGGTGAAGCGTTATCAGCGCCGCAATCTGGATTTGCTGACCAAAACCCGCACGGATAATGGTCAGCCTGATGACGGCATTATTGATGAAGCCCTGGCGGATGCCACGGCGCTGATGGACAGCTATATCGTTGCCCGCTACACCCTGCCGCTGACAGTGGCCCCGGCAACCCTCCCGCAGGTCTGTGGTGTGATTGCCTGGTATTACCTTAATGATGTCAGGGCAACAGAGCAGGCAACACAGCGCTATAAAGACGCCATCCGCTGGCTGGAAGGCGTGCGCGACGGAAAAATTCCGCTCGGTACGGATACCGACGGCACGTCACCGGAAAGCGAGGACCTGGTGGAAGTCGTCTCCGACCCGTCAGTGTTCTCCCGTAAGCAACAGGGGTTTATCTGATGATCGGTGCAACAGAAACCGCGTTGCTGGACACGGTGAAATCCCTGTTCGGGCAGACCCTGCGCGATATCGACACCCATCCTGGAACATGGGATGACGTGGCGATTAAGCGGATGATCCTGAGCGAACCTGCCGTGTACCTGGCCTGGCTGGGGTGTGGTGAAGGCCGCACAGCCAGAGAGGTTGAGAGTCGCTGGGTGTTCTATGTCTGCGCCAGCATGTTGAATGGCCGCGAAGGAGATCGTCTGGGGGTTTACCAGATAGTTGAGCGTCTGGTCGCCGGAATTAACTGGAAGTCTTTTGGCCCCACATCAGCACTGAAGCTGACCAAAGCCCAGAACCTGTACACGGATGCACAGGGTGCGGCCGGGTGCGCCCTGTACGGTCTGTATTTCAGTGGTCGTACACCCATTGCCGGCGACGTCGATCTCAGCTCGCTGGATGATTATGAGCGCCACTGGCAGACCTGGAAACACCCGGACGGCACACCACCGTTTGAGGCCCATATCAACGTAAACGAGAAAAAACCATGAGCGACACGCTGAAACTGAAACCTGTTGCGGGACGCACGGTTCGCGACCCGAAGACCATGAAGGTACTGGCCGCTGACGGTGAAGAGAAACCGCGTACCAGCTACTGGACCCGCCGCCTCGCTGATGGTGATGTTGCGCTGGTCGAAGCCACGACCAGTGGTGATGCCCGGACAGCTACTGATGCCGGAAACAGCGATAAATCCGCTGCTGATGAATCCCCGACCCCTGCGAAAAAAGGTGCGAAATGAGCGATATCTCTTTTGACCAGATCCCCTCCGATGTGCGCGTTCCGCTCGCGTATATCGAATTTAATAACAGCAATGCCGTTGGCGGTACGCCGGCTCCACGCCAGCGCGTGCTGATGTTCGGCCAGCGTTCGGCTGATACTGATGGTAAACAGACCGGCACTGAACCGTCCGACACGCTGGTACGTATCTACTCACCATCACAGGCCGCAGCGGCATTCGGGCAGGGGTCGATGATCCACCTGATGGCGAAAGCTTTTCTGAAGGCAAATCGTGTGGCTGAGCTTTACTGCATTGCTCAGGGTGACGGTGCCGGCAGTTCCGATGCGGCCACCATCAGTCTGAGCGGGACTGCGACTGAAAACGGAACGCTGGTCACCTATGTTGCCGGCACGCGTATTCCGGTGACGGTCAGTATCGGTGATAAAGGTGCCGACACGGCTACAGCGCTGGCTGCACTGATTAATGCCAGAGCCGACCTGCCGGTGACAGCCTCCGTTGTGTCTGATGCCGGCGGCGAGAACGCGGACCCGACACATGCTGATGTTAAGCTCTCCGCACGTTTTACCGGTCGTTCCAGTGTGACGGACGTCCGCTTTAACTATTACGATCAGGAAATGACGCCGGGCGGTATTGTGGCGACGGTGACATATCCGGCGGATACCAACAGTAACCCTGACCTGGCGAATTCTGTTGCTGCAATGGGTGACCTGCAGTTCAAATATCTGGTTATGCCCTATCTGGACCCGACCAACCTTAACCTGTTGCGTACCGAACTTCAGGAGCGCTGGGGTCCGATTAATCAGGCTGATGGTATCGCGTTTACCAGTTATCACGGCACTCTGGGAGAGATTACGACGTTTGGTCAGAGCCGTAACGACCACCTGCTGTGCTGTCTTGGCGTTCCTGCCACTCCGCAACCGCAGTATGTCTGGTGTGCTTCGCTGACGGCCATCACGGCGGCGTCACTGAGTATTGATCCGGCACGTCCGGTGCAGACGCTGGTTATTCCTGACCTGATGCCACCGGCGACAACCGCCCGTTTTAAATGGGAGGAACGCAACGGATTGCTGTATGACGGCATTTCGACGTTCACGGTCAACGATGGTGGTGAGGTACAGATTGAACGCCTGTGCACCATGTACCGCACCAACAGCTTCGGCGACCCGGACCCGTCTTATCTCAATGTTGAGACCATCGCCACACTGAGTTACCTGCGTTATTCGACACGTGTGCGCATCACGCAGAAATTCCCGCGTCATAAGCTTGCCGATGACGGTACGAACTTTGCGCCGGGTCAGCCTGTCGTGACGCCGGCAACCATCAAAACCGAGCTGCTGGCGCTGTTTACCGAATGGGAAACAGCCGGACTGGTGGAAGACTTCACCACCTTCAAGGATGAGCTGTACGTGGTCCGTAACAAAAATGATCGCGACCGTGTCGATGTGCTGGCCGGGCCGAACCTTATCAACCAGTTCCGCATCTTTGCAGAACAAATCCGCTTCATTCTTTAAGGAGGAGGCATGTCAGGAAATCAACGTCAGGGCGTCGCGTTTATCTACGTCAACGGCCGCGAGCTGGAGACACTGACCGGGACCACATTCACTCCGGCCGGTGATACCCGTGAAACCGTCAAGGGGAGCCGGGTCTACGGCTATAAATCGACGCCGCGCGAGGCCACGCTGGAATGCAAAATCCCGGGCGGCGGGGATATCGGTCTCGATGAGGTCATCAACTGGACGGATATCACGGCGGAGTTCCGGGCTGATACCGGTGAGTCCTGGATGATGCCGAACGCGTGGCAGACCGACGAGCCGCAGAACAGCGACGGTGATATCACCATCAAACTTGCTGCCAAAACCAGCAAACGTATTGCGTAAGGAACCATCATGGAAACCCTCATTAACGACGATAAGCAACAACAGGTGGCTGAAGAAGCCGCACAGCTTGAACAGGAGATCCTGTCCGCGCTTAAACACGGCACGTTCCGTCTTCTCGATGGCCTGCCGTTCGGTCAGGGTGACGAGCTGGAAATGCAGTATGACATTACCTTTCGTGAACTGACCGCCGGCGACATTATTGACGCACAGCTTGCTTCTGAGCGTGTGGTGGAGACAAAACAGGGGCCGCAACTGGTGAGTTCACCTTCGCAAATGGGGCTGGAGATGCTGCGCCGGCAGATTGCGAAAGTGGGCGTGATTAACGGCCCGCTGTCGCTGCTGATGCTCAAGAAGCTTTCCCAGCGCGATTTCCATCGCGTGTCGCTGGCCTCCGATTTGCGCGATCTGGCACAAGCGGCATCAATGATGCCTGAACGGGGGCGAGTGGTTGCAGTGTCGGAATGAGATTGAACAGGCGGCGATAGCGGTCGGCGTCATGCTCAAAGGAGGCCCGGAATGGGCCTTATCCCTTCCTCTGTCCCGCCTTTTCCGGCACTGCAAGCAGGCAGAAAAACTCTTTAAAAGGTAACCATCATGGCCGGGCAATTACGCGCCTCAATCATTATTGATTTAATGGGCAACATTGCCCAGCGTTCCCGCCAGTACGCGGGAAACATTTCTTCAATGGCCCGCAGCAGCCAGGTGGCCATGCGCGGGCTGCGTACCTCCGTTGTTAACGTCTCAAACTCCATTGACCGCCTTGGCTCCAGTGCGACCCGAACATTCGGGATGCTGGCCGCAGGCGGTGCCACCGTTGCCGGTCTGGGTTATACCGCCAATAAGCTCTTTATCAGCATTGCCGCCACCCGTGAAAACCAGCGCATTGCGATGAACTCCCTGTACAAGGGCAATCAGCAGCACGCCACGCAAATGATGCAGTGGGCAATTCAGAACGCAAAAGACTCCACGTGGGGCCTGACGGGGGTCATGCAGGAATTCATTAGTTCCAAAGCATTTGGCATGTCGGATGATGAGACGAAAAACTTTATCACCATGCTCCAGGATCAAGGTGCACTCAAGGGCTGGGATCTGAGTGCGGCGCAAGGGGCCTCTCTTCAACTCAAACAGATGTTCTCACGCCAGCAGATCACCGCTGCGGATGCCAACCTGCTTACCGGCTATGGAATTAACGTTTATCAGGTTTTAGCTGACCGCTGGAATAAAGATATTAAAGAGGTTCGCAAGGCAGGAGAAAAAGGCGAGCTTGGTATTAAGTCCATCATTCAACTGTTTCAAGCGCTCCAGGAAGAATCCAGCGGTGCCCAGAAAAACGCGATGAACAGCTGGACGGGGCTGACGGCGCAGATGGGCGACGTCTGGGAGGATTTCGCCGATAAGCTGATGAACAAAGGTCCCTTTGAGCGGCTCAAGGGCCAGCTGCGCGACGTGCTCGGCTGGTATGACCGAATCAGCAAGCCCGGCGCGAATGGTCTCAGCGAACTGGATACGCTGACTGACGATCTGGCGGACAAATTTAATTCCGCGTTTATCAGTATTAAAAGCGCCGCAGACCAGGCATGGCGGGTGCTGCGAATGGGGAAAAATGCCCTCAGCTGGGTGGATGAGAATATCGTCAGCCTGAAGACGATGGCGAAAGTGATTGGTGGGATCTGGCTTGCCAATAAAGCCCTTCGCATTAGTGGTGCGTTCGTCCGTCCGGCCTGGAACGTGGCGACGTCGCCTTACCGGGCTTACCGCTGGATGCGCGGGCGTAATCAGCCTGGTGCGCCGGGTATGCCCCCGGTTTTATCTAACCCGGCATTAATTCAGCAGGTTTTCGTGACCAACTGGCCCGGCGCGTTCGGCGGTGGTGATGTGTATGCCGGCAACGGCAAACGTAAACGCGGCCCCGGTCGTGGGCGCGGCAGAACTGTGCCGGTTGTTCCGCCCGCGTCACCGGCTCCTGCGGCAAGAGGCGGTATTTTCTCACGTATCTTTGGTGGTGCCGGCTCCATGCTGGCGGGTGCAGGTTCCGCCATCAGCGGTGCCGGTAAATGGATTGCAGGCAGCGCGGCAGGTCGTCTGGTTGCTCGGGGAGCTGCAGGACTGGGGTCAGTTGTCAGCGGCGCGGGTAACTGGCTGGCCAGCAGTGCCATTGGTCGGGTGGCTGCCCGTGGCAGCAAGGCGCTTGGCTGGATGGGGCGCGGCGCAGGTAAAGTCTTCTCACGTCTGGGTGGTCCCGTTATAGCCGGCGCGATGATGGTGCCGACACTGATGGACGAGAATGCCTCAACGGAGCAGAAAGGGTCTGCCATCGGCGGGACCGTCGGAGCCTGGGCTGGCGGCACGGTCGGCTCGCTTCTGGGACCCATTGGCACTGTGGCAGGTGCCACCCTTGGTGGCGTGCTGGGTGATTATCTGGGGGGATGGCTGGGTAACGTCTACAACGATTTTACCAGCAAGAATGACTCTGCTCAGCCACAGACGCCGCCACCTGAGCAAAAAGTCAGCGCACAGGCGCAGCTCAAAATTCAGCTGGCGGATGGCCTGCAAATCACCAGTACAAACGTTCAGGAAGATGGCATGGGAATGAACGTCTGGACCGGCCAGAACCTTTACCCCTACTGACGGAATAAACCATGTTTGAAAGCACTGTAGCCAGTATTAACAGCGTCCGCGACTCTCTGGGGCTGAAAGGCCGGAATGTGAACGGCGTCGGTTCATTCCGTAATGTCCCGTTCCTGACCTACCGCGAGCAGAAACAAAGCGGCGGTCGTCGTATCGTCAAACGTGAGTATCCGCTGCGCGATGCCGGCGGCGCAATCGACCTTGGTCGCAAACTGCGTGAACGGACGTTCAGCGCCTGCCTGCTGGGTAAAAATGTTGAAGCCGAAAAAGACAACCTGATTGAAGCGCTGGAGGCTCCCGGCGCAGGTGAACTGATGCATCCGGATTTTGGTGCGCTGCAGGTCCTTGTGGACAGCTTTGAATGCCGAAAATCCGCCGATGACCTGGACTATTATGAGTTCACCATCACGGTGTATCCGGCTGCTGAAGACAGTGCACCTGAATCCGCGACAGATACGGCTGCGGCGGTGACGGATAAGAAAAACTCCCTGTTTGGCGAACTGGGCGACACGCTCAGTGATGCCTGGCAGACGGTACAGGAAGCCACGGACGGTGCCATTGCGGTAGCGGATGCCATCAGCGGGATATTCGATGATATTTCCGGTATTGTGGAGAACGCGGGGGTTATGGGTTCCGTTAATGGCCTGCTTTCGGCGCTGGCAAAAGTCAAAGGCTCCGCGCAGGGCATGATTAACGCGCCGGCACTGCTTGCCGCTAACCTGCTTGGGGCATTTTCCGGGTTTTCTGATATCACCGATTCCGGTAGCGCATTCCGGTCGTATGAACGTCTGGGCGTCATGCTGAAGCGTCGCCAGTCCGGTACGGATACCACACATCTTGATCAGGCGGCTTCCGCCAATATCAATTCGTTGTATTATGTTGCCACCGTCGCCACGCAGGTCAGTCAGGCCGAAGCGGCATCCGCGGTACTGACCGATGCCCTTAATACCGATACCGGCCTGAGCCGCACCCCCGAACTGACCACCTCAACGCCTTCCAGCTCTGTCGCGCAGGCCACTCCGTCACAGGACTCAGCTACCGGAATCTCAACATCCTCATCCGGCGCGGTAGCCTCTGATACTGCGAATCAGTCCGACACATTCCCGCTGTTTGAAAGTCAGGCTGATATTGAACGGGTCGCCAGTGATACCGGCAAACAGCTCGATGACAGCACCATTGCTGCCTCTGATGCCGGTTTTACCGCCAGCAGTCTTGCGCTTGCCACATTCCGTCTGGTGGTGGTTAACGATTTGCGTACTCGCGGCGTTCACCTCCCGGATGTGCGTTCGGTCAGTCTGAGCCAGACCGAACCGGCACTGGTGGCCCTGTACCGCGAAACGGGTGACAGCCTTCACTGGCAGCGTATGGGTCGCCGTAACAGTATACCGAATCCACTCTTTATGCCGGGTGGCGTGCCGCTGGAGATATTAGATGGCTGATGTAGTTGAGCTGCGCACCGCTGGAAAGATTTTTGCCGGATGGACGACCATCAATATCAATCGCTCCATCGAATCCCTGTCCGGCTATTTTGATCTCGGCGTGAATGTGCAGCCCGACACAGACCTTTCCTCACTCTCACCGGGTCAGCCTTTCACGCTGACCATCAATGGCCAGACGGTCATCACGGGCTACCTCGATGGCCGTCGTCGCAATATGACGGCCGATTCCATGTCGATCACCATCACCGGTCGGGATAAAACCGCCGACCTGATTGACTGCGCCGCCGTGTATCAGGGGCGACAGTGGAAAAACCGTACACTGGCGCAGATTGCCAGCGACCTGTGTTCCCCTTATGGCGTGAAAGTACGCTGGGAACTGACGGACAAAGCGTCTTCTGCGCCCTTCACCACGTTCACCCTCGACTACTCTGAGACCGTGTATGAAGCGCTGGGCCGTGCCAGTCGTGCGCGTGGTGTGCTGATGACCAGCAATGCCGCCGGCGAGCTGGTATTTACCCGTGCCGACGACACGCAGACCGACAAACTGGTGCTGGGCGGAAACCTGCTGGAGCTGGAGTTTGATGAGGATGACCGTGACCGCTTCAGTGAATATCTTGTCGCGGGTCACGGCCGCGCCAGCGGAAAAACCGGCGACGATCAGGACGCGAAGAGTATTGCCAGCCAGAAAGGTCAGGTGAAAGACAGCGAGATCAGACGTTACCGTCCCACCATTATTCTTGCCGACAGTAAAACTGACGCTAAAAGCGCAGAGGGACGCGCCGTGCGCGAGATGCGCCGGCGTCTGGCGAAGTCCCGCACCTTTGAGGCTAAGGTCGATGGCTGGCTGCGCAGTGATGGTTCCCTGTGGATGCCGAACCTGCTGGTCGATATTGACGCCAGTAAGTTCAGCATGAATACCGGCCCGTTGCTGGTCAGTAAAGTCGTGCTTGCACTGGATGATCGTACCGGCGTCGTGACCACACTGACCCTGACGCCACGCGATGGCTGGCTGGTTCCGGTAGAGCCTGACAGCAAGACGAAAAAATCACGTAAAGGCGAGGACAAGAGCGGCATTGATGCCCTTGCTGAAGAGTATTACCGCAAACACCCGGAGAAGCGCCCGTGAGTGAACAGGCATTTTCACGTCTTATCGCACCGGTCATGCGCCGGCTGCGCTTAATGATTGGCCGTGCTGTCATCACGATAGTCAATGACAGCCTCAAAGAGCAGAACCTTCAGGTGACGAGTCTGGATGGTGAACCACTGGACGACGTGGAGCGTCCGCAAAACTACGGGCAGTTCAGTGTCCCGCTGGCCGGGGCTGAGGCCATTGTCCTGAGCCTTGGCGGAGATACGGACTCCGCCGTCGCTGTTGTGGTCGAAGACCGTCGTTACCGTCCAACCGGTCTGGTTGCCGGCGACAGTGGTATTTACCACTACGAAGGCCATCGCATCCGCCTGACAAAAGACGGCCGCGCCATTGTCACCTGCAAAACGCTTGAGGTTTATGCCGATAAAAGAATGGCGGTGACCACACCACTCGCCTCGTTTTCGGATGATGTTGAGATTGGTAAGAACCTGCTCGTTAAAGGTGAGACTGAGTCAAAAGGCTATCTCACAGCGCCAGACGCCATTCTCGCAGGTAAGAGCACCGTGAAACATACCCACGAAGAGCACGGCGACGGTGGAGGAACCACGGGGCCAATGCAATGACCGACCTTGCTTTTGTCTGGAACAACGGCCGGGGCAATATCGCCCAGGATGGCACTGACATGCTGACCGACGACAGTCTGACCAGTGACGTCATTATTTCCCTGTATACAGACCGCCGGGCGCTGGATTCGGATGAGATACCGGGTGGTGATACTGACCGTCGTGGGTGGTGGGGCGACAGTTTCCGCCCCCGTCCCGTCGGATCACGGCTCTGGCTGTTGTCACGTGAGAAAACGCTCCAGTCCGTACTGGATCGCGCCGCCGAATATGCGCTTGAGGCGCTGCTCTGGCTGAAAGAGGCACAGCGCGTTAAAAAAATCAGCGTGGCATCCAGTCAGCCCGTCGCCGGGTGGCTTCAGCTTGACATTGAGCTGACCCTGCCAGACGGGGCAGTGATGCCCTACACGTTTAAATCGCAATTTAACGGAATTTAACATGCCTTATAAAGCCCCCGGACTTTCAGAATTAATTGCCCGCGCTGAAAATAATATTCAGCAGCGACTGAAAGGTTCTGTATCCAGTAACCAGGAAAAAATTCTGGGCGTGATGGCCTACGCGCAGGCCGGGCTGGATGCCGGGCTGCATGAGCACCTGTCATGGGTATACCGCCAGATTATTCCGGGGGACGCGGATGAGGCAGAGTTACTGAAGCATTGCCAGTTCTGGGGTATTCGACGCAAACAGCCAACGCCTGCCGGTGACAATATTACCGTTCCTGTGAATGTTGCCGGTACTATCCCCAAAAATACCCGCTGGCAGCGAAGTGACAGCACGGTTTACCTTCTTGAGAATGACCTTGAGGTGACGACGCCGGGGCAGACCGCCGTTCCTGTGGTGGCGGTGATTTCTGGTGCGGCGGGTAATGCTGCGCCGGGTACGATCCTGACGCTGGTGACGCCCGTTGCGGGTGTGGGTGCTCAGGCTGTTGCAGAGAACGGACTGACGGGGGGCAGCGATATTGAGCCTGTCGCCGAGTTGCTGGCCAGACTGGAGTTCCGTGCCCGGCATCCGCCCTGTGGCGGGAACCGGTATGACTATGAGCGCTGGGCGCGTGAATGTGCCGGTGTGACCCGCGCATGGTGTGAGCCAACCTGGCAGGGGCCGGGAACCGTCGGTGTGACCTTCGTCATGGACAGTAATGCTGACATTGTGCCCGGACAGGCCGACATTGATCGCGTTGCCGCTTATATTGCCGGTCACCCAAATCCGGTGACGGGCGTTATTGAAGGTCAGCCGGAAGGGCCGGAGGTGACAGTCTTCGCGCCGACATTAAAACCGGTGCCCATGACGATAAAAATCTCGCCAAAAACGGATGAACTTAAAGCAGAAATAACCAGAGGGATTAACGCGCTTTTTTATAATAAATGCGAGCCAGGGGGAACCATTAATCCATCCGGTATCGTTCGCATTATTGCTGCCAGTCAGTCGCTGACCGATTTTGAATTAGTCCAGCCGACCGCAGCGGTATATTCCGAAAGTACCGAATTACTGGTTCCGGGTGAAATAACATGGGCATGACAAAATACCAGCGCGTTTTTCTGCAATTATTACCCACCGGCCTTGCGTGGAATAAAGACCCGGATAAAACGCTGGGTAAGCTTGCCGGGGCGCTGGCTGATTCGCCAGAACAGGATGCGGAAAGCATTGAGAAGGTGCTCAGTGAGCGCTTTCCTGACCAGTCAACCGTATTGCTGGATGACTGGGAAAAGTGGCTGGGTCTGCCTGACTGTACCAGTGCAGGTCAGACCATCGAAGAACGGCGGACCGCTGCGGCCGAAAAATATCGCATGGTGGGAAGCCTGAACCGTCAGTTTTACATCGATCTCGCAGCCCGTTACGGCTTTGATATTGAGATTGAATCATTCAGTGACGGGGCTTATGCGACCTGTATGGATAACTGCCTTACCCGGTTACGTAAGAATTACGGGCGCTTTACGTCCCATATTATCGTTAAAAACCATATCGACTACCGGAATGCGACGGTGCTGGACAATTGTCTGACGCCTTTACGTGTTTATTCAGGCGGCGTTCTTGAATGTCTGTTTGAGAAATATAAACCCGCGCATCAGGTATTCATTTATATCTACCAGTAAAAGGAATGCATCATGTTCCATTTAGACAATAACAGTGGCGTTTCTGCCATGCCTCCAGTGGGCACGGTGCAGAGTTCCGCGCCGCGCTGGTTCACTGAAGGTGGCGGCGGAACACCTGCCAGTTATCCGGGTGCCGCATGGTACAACATTATCCAGGCTGAATTACTGAACTTCCTGAGTGCCTACGGTATCGCACCGGACAAGGCACAGTTTAACCAGCTCCAGCTGGCGATTGAGGAAGCCATCAGTCAGAAAGCGACAGCGGCCAGCCCGTTACTCGCTGCAATCGCCGCGCTTGTCACGTCAGCTAATAAAATGCCTTATTTCACCGGCAAAGATAAGGTGGCCATGACGGACCTGACCGCTTTCGCCAGAACGTTGCTCAGTCGTGATGATGCCGCTGGCGTTCTCTCAGACCTTCAATTGGGAGAAGCGGCAAAACGGGATGTCGGCACCGGCGCAAATCAGATCCCAGATATGAATAGCTTTGCATTCCTTGCGTCAGGATCCGGTTATACATATTTACCTAACGGATTAATTTTGCAGTGGGGAATAATTACAACGAGTGCAAACGAAGTGACCGTAACACTACCGATTATCTATCCGAATGCAATTCTCAACGTTTTTGCCGTTTCAGCACACACGCCCGGAAATGCAACTACGTCTGTTGCAGCATTCGGCACTTACATTACATCCGGTGTGCGAGGGTCGTTCACTGCTCGCAGTAGCATTTCGACAATCGGCGGACGTTTTTTGGCTATAGGGTATTGATATGAACAATTATTTTTACAGCGCATCTGAAAATGGATTTGTTGATGGCGATAAGAAGGAAGTTTACGAGCGAGCGGGAACCTGGCCAACGGATGCCGTAGAGGTTGACGCAGCAACATTTGTTGAATTCACAGGGCTGCCGCCAGACGGGAAAGTGAGGATTGCCGGTGATGATGGGATGCCCGCGTGGGGAGACGTACCGGCTAAATCGCAGGCTGAGATGGTTGCAGAAGCAGAGGAAACACGTCAACAACTCGTTGACACTGCAATGCAGTCTGTCAGCACTATCCAGCTAAAATTGCAGGTGGGCAGAACGCTGACAGACGCGGAAGCGACAAAACTGAATATTGTGCTGGATTATATCGACGCGGTTAACGCTATAGATACGACCAGCGCGCCAGATATTAACTGGCCTGTTCCCCCGGAAGCGTAGGCCAGACGGGTTTTGCTGTATCTACGCGCATCAGCAGAACCCGATATTTCTTCCAGTCAGCCAGCGCGACTGTTTCCTCATCCGTCGCGATACCGGCGTCAACAGCATCCTGCCGCCAGGCAATTTCAGAATCTGCGTTAGCCTTCAGACTCAACTTCATTTTTTCTGCGTCCGCTATTTTTTCCTCATATGTTGGGAGCGGGACATCAACCCATGCAGGCATACCATCAACCACTCCCCGCACTTTTCCTACAGGCGACACCCCGTTAAATTCAGCCTCAACAGTATCATCAATATCAATTAAATCACTAAGGTCATCCCATGACGATTGATAAGCAGGGAGCATTTCAATCGGGAAAACGCGTTATATTTTGCTGACCATTTATATTTATTCATTTTATTCACCTATGCAGAACCAGTTAAATCGTACCTGTGCACCCGCACGACGAAAGAAAAACGATGTTTTTGATAACGAGTTATCGTCCTGGAGAACGTAGGCAATAGATCCCGCATCAGCACTGGTCCCTGATAGAGACATAATTACTCGCCCTACTGAAATGGGGAAAGGAACCGGAAAATTTATGGTCCCTGTTGTTGCAGAGCCAGTGTAAGTCCCCCACTGCAATAGTTTCCCGTTTGGTAATTGGCTCCATCCTGAGCCAGCACCAAAGCTGGACATATCCGGTATCTGATTTTCCCCTGTACCAACATCTCGTTTTGCTGCCGTTCCCAAACCAACCTTTCATAGAGTGCTGCTCGCGCCACTCAATCCTGCGGTTCCTGAACCCCAACCAAAGGTCCCTTTTTGATAGCCTTAACTCATACAAACGAACGGAGATAAGACTTATGATTATTGGATATGCGCGGGTATCAAGTAACCATCAGGACACGGAACTGCAAATGCAGGCACTGAGAGCCGCTGGCTGTAAGATGATTTTTGAAGAAAAGGCTTCCGGCCGTAAGACCAACAGGCCAATACTCAACAAGGTCGTTAACATGCTGGAGCCGGGGGACGAGCTGGTCATATGGAAACTGGATCGTATCGGGCGTAACGTCCTGCACGCGCTGTTAACGTTCCAGAGTCTTTCCGAACGTCAGGTCAACATTCGTTCTGTCACTGATGGTGTTGATCTCAGTACGGCAAGCGGTCGCTATAATTTCCGCAATATTCTCTCTGCGGCGCAGTATGAATCAGACCTCAATAGCGAGCGAACTCTCGCAGGTCTGGCAGTCGCAAGAGCAAAAGGCCGGATTGGTGGCCGTAAGCCTAAATTTACCGATGAACACTGGGATTCATTTGGGCAAGAAATTATGGCGGGACGTTCACATCGTGAAGTGGCTCAACAATTTGGTGTCGGTGTATCGACGCTGTATAAAAAATTTCCTTCGACTACCTCTCATCACGAGTCATCGACGTCCGTTTAA